CATTGGTAAAGATGATAAAGGTGCTAAGAGTTTTGTTGCTAAACATGAAGTTGAAGTCCACGATTATCCAGTCCAAAACGACGGCGATGTTCCATTCAAAGCGGGTAATATGAAATATGTTCTTGCAGCAGATGTAGGTCTAAAACATGGATATCAAGGATATCCTGCTGGGGAAGACCGCAAAGTCTATGAAGAAGTAGAACAACTTGATGAAAAATCCGCAAGTCAAAATCAACAAAAAATAATGGCAATGGCTCTTATGTATAAGAGAGGTAAAATGAAAAATGTTTCACCTGCTGTTATGAAATTAGCAGATTCTATGTCAGAAGAAGAACTTGAAAAATTTGCTAAAACTAAACATAAAGGTCTTCCTGAAACAGTTGATAAAAAAAAAGAATAAATAAGAGTAATATTTACTATTATAATAAAACTGATGCAATTAGCACAGCAAGCCCAACAGTAAATACAACAGAACCATATCAAGGAATATTAAGGGTGTAATATGATTTTAAAAATAATAGGTCCGGAAATATCTATTGGTGCAGCAAATACTGTAGCAAACTCTATTTTAGTTAGAGTCATTAACACAGGAGCAGATGCTGTTCTTAATGTAGGAAGTGTGGGCAATGTAACTGTAACTAATACAGCTGCTGTAATTGTAGAAAAAGAAGCCACTGAAACATTAACAGGAGCGAATATGAAAGCCGTTCCGATAGCGTTTAGGTACTAATATGAAATTAATCAGAGAACTAACAGAAGAAGTAGAATATCTATCAGAAGCAGATGAAGTAACTGGTAAAAAGAATCACTATATCAGTGGTATTTTTTTAGTGGGAGAACAAAAAAATAAAAACGGCAGAGTTTATCCCATCCAAACTCTTGAAAATGAAGCAAATAGATATTTCAAAGAAATTGTAGAACAAAAAAGAGCATATGGTGAACTGGGTCACCCAAAAGGCCCACAAATTAATCTTGATAGAGTTTCCCATATTATCACCGAATTAAAAAAAGACGGCAATAATTTTATTGGTAAGGCTAAACTAACAGCAACCCCTATGGGTGAAATAGCTAAAGGACTTTTAGATTCAGGCGCAAGTCTTGGAGTGTCATGTAGAGGAATGGGCAGTATCCAAGAATGTAAAAAAACTGGTGCTATGATTGTCCAAGGGGATTATAGAATTGCTACTGCTGCTGATATTGTTGCAGATCCCTCTGCTCCCGGTGCATTTGTCCAAGGCATTATGGAAAATGTAGAATGGATTTATGATTCAGTTAATGATAGTTGGTTGGAAGAAAAATTGAGCAATACTAAAAAATCTATTCATAATATGTCAATGTCACAACTTGAAGAGAGTAAACTATCAATATTTGAAGATTATATTTCCACAATATCAGTAAAAAAATAAATTTTATAAATAGATATAAATGCTCAAAGGAGAAACTAATATGTCTCAAGAAGAAGTTTTAGACGAAAAACATGATACTGGTTCACTGAATCCCACTCTTGCGGGTAAAACCATTGAAGCCAAAGGCCAATTAACTGATACTAAACTAGTAGATTCTAAATCATCCATGATGGATGGTATGATGTCAATGATGGCATCTATGCCAAAAGATAAAGTTTCTAGTATGTTCGATCAGGTAATGGCACAGTTTGGTCATTGGGCTGACAGTATCCCTGACGACGCTGCTGCTAAAAACGCGGCAACCATTGCGGCAAAACCATCTGCGGGTTCTATGAAAGAAGATATTACGGAAATGTTTTCCGGCGAAGACCTCTCAGAAGAATTCAAAGAAAAAGCAACTGTTCTTTTTGAAGCTGCGGTAAATGCTAAAGTCACCACAGTAACCCAAGAACTCGAAGAGCAGTTCGAAGAATCACTAACCGAAGAATTATCATACTTCACAGAAGAAGTCTCTGATAAGTTGGACAGTTATTTAGATTATGTTGTAGAAAATTGGATGGTAGAAAACGAAGTTGCCATCGAATCTACTCTAAGAAATGAAGTAAATGAAGATTTTATTCATGGTCTAAAGGGTCTTTTTGAAGACAATTACATTGAAATGCCTGAAGACAAAGTTGACATCGTAGAAGGACTGGCTGAAAAAGTTGAACATCTCGAAGACAGACTCAATGATTCTATTAATGAAAACACAGAATTGAAAAATGTTCTTTCTGAATCTGTAAAAAATCAGGCAATTGACGATGTTTCATCAGATTTAACTCTAACACAACAAGATAAATTTTTATCATTCGCTGAAGGAATTGAATTTGATGGTGATGTTGAAGAGTATAGAAAAAAATTAGATATCATTAAAGAAAATTATTTTGGAAATCAAACAAAATTTTCTTCCTCCAATCTCGAAGAAGAAGTTCTTGAGGAAGAAGATACCACACTAAACGAATCATCAGTGCACCCATCAATGCAAAAATACGTAAGTGCACTGCAAAGATCAGTTAAAACATAATATATTATAAATAGTCTAAAATACATCTATCATAAGAAAGGGTTACTAATGTATTTATCCGAGGATATTCAAAAGAAGTGGGCTCCAGTTCTAGACTGCGATTCCGTTGGTTCTATTAAAGATTCACACCGTCGTTCTGTAACAGCCGTTGTTCTTGAAAATACCGAAAAAGCACTAAGAGAAGATGCTGCACATGGTAGTTTTCAAACACTAACAGAATCAAATCCAGCTGCACAGAATATTATGGGTGGTTCGTCATCAACCGCAGCTGATGGTGCTGTTGACATTTTCGATCCAGTTCTAATCTCACTCGTTCGTCGTTCAATGCCAAATCTAGTTGCATATGACATTTGCGGCGTTCAGCCAATGACTGGTCCAACTGGTCTCATTTTCGCAATGCGTTCACGTTATGCTAACCAAGCTGGCGATGAAACATTCTACAATGAAGTCGATACCGCATTCTCTTCTGTCACTAGTAGTGCTAATACACTAGGCCAGAAGAATGTTGGTAATATTCCTGGTGCATCAAATACTTCACCTCTCACTGCTGTCAATACATACAATACTGGTTCTGGTATGTCAACAGCACAAGCTGAAACTCTTGGTACTACTGGCAATACAGCATTCCCAGAAATGGCGTTCTCCATTGAGAAACTAACCGTTACTGCTAAAACCCGTGCTCTAAAAGCAGAATATAGCATGGAACTAGCACAAGATCTAAAAGCAATTCATGGTCTTGATGCTGAAACTGAACTCAGCAATATTCTTTCTTCTGAAATTCTTGCTGAAATCAACCGCGAAGTTATTCGTACAATCAACATTACCGCTGAAACTGGTGCTGACACTAACACTACCACTGCTGGTGTTTTTGATCTAGATACCGATTCAAACGGTCGTTGGTCAGTTGAAAAGTTCAAGGGCCTTATGTTCCAACTCGAAAGAGAAGCGAACCGAATTGCAAGAGAGACTCGTAGAGGCAAAGGCAACATGGTGCTTTGTTCATCAGATGTTGCTTCGGCTCTACAAATGGCCGGTGTTCTTGACTATGCACCTGCTCTTAATGCAAACAACCTAGATGTTGATGACACGGGCAATACTTTTGCTGGTGTTCTTAACGGTCGTCTAAAAGTTTACATCGATCCATATGCTGTCGGTGGCAACTATTTGACTGTAGGTTATAAGGGTTCTTCAGCATTTGATGCTGGTCTGTTCTATTGCCCATATGTTCCTCTACAGATGGTCCGAGCAGTTGATCCGCAATCCTTCCAGCCAAAAGTTGGATTCAAGACTCGTTATGGTATGGTCGCAAACCCATTCGCAAAGGGTCTAACCGCATTCACCGATGACGGTATTGCTATCAACTCTAATAAATATTACAGAAAAGTAATTGTTAATAACCTAATGTAGTATATTAAGGGGAGGGAAACCTCCCCTTTTTACATTCCCAATAATTTATTATCAAAAACTGGAATATACTAAGAGGGCTATGCCCTCTTTTTTTTATCATAAATATACCATAAGGAGAATGGTATGTCAGCAGTAGATAACACCCCAGAAAATAAAAACTTTCTATCCCCTCTTAATTTTAGATTTCAAATTAAGAAGGCACCTCACGTCAATTTCTTTGTACAATCTGTAAATATACCAGCCATCAGTCTCCCCCAAGTAGCTACCCCAAATCCATTTGTATCAATTCCACAAACCGGGGATCACCTAGCGTTTGAACCACTTCAGATAAGTTTTAAAGTAGATGAAGACTTACAAAACTATCTAGAAATACATAATTGGATGTTAGGATTGGGCTTCCCAGAATCTTACGAACAATACAAAGAATTATCAGAAGTTCCAAGAATAACAGGCGAAGGTTTGTTATCTGATATTTCAGTTCTCGTACTATCTAGCACAAAAGTAGTAAACTATGAGGTAACTTTTATAGACGCACACCCAATAGGATTAACAGAATTACAATTCAATTCTACAGATTCCTCTGTTAACTATATAAGTAGTGGTGCAACTTTTAAATATACTCATTATAAAATTCAAAACATATAAGGATCGTTATGAACATTGATGATATTATGTCTGAGTGGAAAACAGACTCAGTAATAGACGTGACTGAACTTGCAGAAGAATCTATAAAAATAGCAAAATTACATCAGAAATATTATGAGCATCTAATAAGAGAAAAATTATTATTTAAAAAATCTGAATCTAATTTGAAAGTTTTAAAGCTAGAAAAATATGAATTTTACACACAAGGTCATAACGAAGAGACATTAAAAAAAGAATGGAATCTTCCAGCCAAAGGTATGATTATAAAATCTGAAATGCCTATGTATCTTGAAGGTGATATGGATATCATTAATTTAAATTTAAAGATAAGCTACCAACAAGAAAAAATAGACCTATTACAATCAATTTTAAAATCTTTGAATAATAGAGGCTATAATATAAAATCTGCGATTGATTGGATTAAATTTACATCGGGTGCATAATGGAAACTGTTAAAATTGAAAAAATGAATGAGGTTTACAATAAAATTATTTGTGA